CAGTCTTAAACTATTATCGTAACTCATCCAGTCCTGCTGATAATGATTACATAGGTTCAACTAAATTTACTTTTAATAATAGTGCTCCAGCTATCGAAACTGCTTTAGCTCAAAATGTAATAATGACAGATGTTTCTGATACCACAGAAGATGTAAAATATGTACACGAACAAATGACTGCTGGTTCGATTGTTGATAGATTTAGTATTTCAGCTACAGAAGCTGTATTTAATGAAGGTTCTATAGACTCAGACTTCCGAGTAGAATCTAATGGTAACGCTAATATGTTATTTGTTGATGGTGGTAATGACCATATTAACATAGGTGGTAGTTCTGACTTAGGTGGAATGTTTAATGTTGCAGGTAATGGTGTATTTCAAAATGACGATCAAACTGACACTTTATCTTTAGTCAATACAGATGCTGATGCTAATGTTGGCCCTAGATTAAAATTTGCTCGTAATTCTGCATCACCTGCTGTTAATGACTATACAGGTGATATTAGATTTGAAGGAAAAGATGATGCTGGGAATGATTTTGTAGCTGCACAAATTAGAACACAAATAACAGGTGTTACTAATGGCTCAGAAGAAGGCAAGTTTTGGATTGAAACTATGAAAGCTGGTACAGCCAGACAAAGAATTAGTATAGCTGGTTCAGAAACTATCCTTAACGAAGATTCACAAGACATAGACTTCCGAGTAGAATCTAGTGGTGTAGCCAATATGTTCTTTGTTGATGGTGGTAATAGTGAAGTTCAAGTAAGTAATACTGGAAGTTTTTACGATACAGATAGAGTATTTTCTGCACGACAAAATCAAAACAATGGTGGAATATGTCACTTTTCTACTGCTCCTTCTGATTATGCTAATCAAATGATAACCATAGCTGGAAACAGAGAGGAATCAACAGCTGAAGAATTTATTAGAATGAATGACTCCAATGACCAACAAATTATATTTCGAGGTGATGGTAATGGTTTCTTTGATGGTGCTGCTGATGCTGGTAATGCTGACTTTGCCGAGTATTTTGAAAGCACAGATGGGTCTGTTATAGCCATTGGTAAAACAGTTGTATTAGACAATGGTAAAGTAAGGGCATCAACTGATAGTGATAGTGCATCTGATATAGTTGGTGTCGTAAGACATAGAAAAACTGTAGGCGTTGTTGGTAATAGTGCTTGGAGTAAATGGAAAGGTAAATATAAAGTTGATGATTATGGTGTTCCAGAATATGAAGACTATACAGTAACTAAATGGACAGAAGAATTTACTGAAGATGCTGAACCACTTGTAATAACTTACAATAGAGAAACTCATAATCACAGTAGAATTAAAGGCGGTAAAATAGACCACAGCTATCAAAGTGATAAAATACCTTCTAATCTTACTGTTCCAGATGATGCTGTTGTTGTAAATAAAGACCCTAAAGGTAACGATTTAAAAAGAAAAATTTTAAACGATGACTATGATGCATCTAAAGAATATCTATCTAGAGAATTTAGAGATGAATGGAATCTAATAGGATTAACAGGACAAGTAACAATGACTAAAGGTCAAAAGACTGGAGACCGATGGATTAAAATGAGAGACATTAGTGATAGTGTTGAAGAATGGTTAGTGAGGTAAAGGATAAACAATGGCAACGATACAAAATATCACCATTGATCAAGATTGTGATTTCACAGAAACACTAACAGTTAAAGATTCTACAGGTACGGTTGTTGATTTATCAAATGAAACAATCACTAGTAAAATGAGAAAGACTTATTCCTCTGCTACTGCCTATGATTTTACAACTGCTAAAGTAAGTGCAACTGATGGAACTTGCACAATCTCAATGACGGATACTGTATCAGCAACATTACCAGAGGGTCGTTATGTTTGGGATTTAACAACTACTGATTCATCTGGATTAATTACAAGAAGAATAGAGGGAAGGGTTACCGTATCACCAAGCGTAACCAGGTAACGATATGTCAGATGACTCAACTCAAAGATATATTGATGGAGAAAAGAATTGGATTTCTACTTTTACTGGAAAAGATCCAATTGTTGACAAAAAAATTACAGGTCAAGTTAGCGTCATTGAAGAAATAGATATTGACGCTGATATCGAAAAACAAATCACACAACTACAAGAAGCAAAATTAAAAGTTGCTGAAACTGAAATTGATCTTCTTACAAACATCTCAAAAAAACAGGCAATAGAAGAGGTTAGTGTTCAAAACGAACTAACTGATTTTTTCTCTACAATTTCATCTGAAAAAAAAGAACTTAAAAATAAAGTAAAAAAAGAAGAAGTTAAAATTGCCGAAGTAGAAAAATTATTTAAAGCACTTAACGAACCAAAAAAAGAAAAGAAAGTTAAAAAGAAAAAACAACTTTTAGTTGAACCTGAAAAAATAGAAAAAATTGAAGAACCTGTAGTTGAAAATGTTGTAGAAAAAACACCGGAAGAACTTACAATTATAGACAAAGTATCTAAACAACTTTCTGATATGAAGGTTGCAAAACAATTAGATGAAAATAAACTTAAATCATTAGAGTCGGTTGATACTTTAGATAAATTAAAAAGAGAGTTTCTTAATTTTAAAGACCGTGTTGCACAACAAATGCAATTCACTGGTGGTGGATTAGATACAAATAAAATATCGGCAAACTTAATGCCGACAACAGGATCAACTTTTGACTTAGGTTCTGCTGACAGACCTTGGCGTAAGTTATTTTTATCAGGTGGTACACTTATTGTAGGTGACGCTGAAATTTCTGGTACTGAAATTGCACAATTAGATGGTGTTACGGCAGGTACAATCACTGCTAGTAAAGCAGTTATTGTTGACTCTAGTAAAGATATTACAGGTTTTAGAAATATAACACTAACTGGAGAGTTAGACGCCGCAACTTTAGATATATCAGGTAATGCTGATATTGATGGCACTTTAGAAACAGACGCTTTATCTATCAATGGCACGGCAGTAACTTCGACTGCAGCCGAATTAAATATTTTAGACGGTAAAAGTTTTGTTGATGAAGATAATATGGCGTCAAATAGTGCTACAGCGATTGCATCCCAACAATCTATTAAGGCATATGTTGATAGTGAAATATCAAGCGTTTCAACTCCTGCGTTTCTATTTACAGCAGATGATGAAAATGATTTAAATATAAACTTAACATCAGCAGAAAGATTCACGGTTGCTGGGGGTACGGGCGTCGCTACGACTAGTAGTGGGAATACTATAACAGTTGCTATAGATGCCTCAGTTTTGACTACAACAACTGGTGCAACTAAGGCATTCTCAATTGCCCAGGCTATCGCATTAGGATAATACTAAATAGTAGTATAAGGAAAGAATTATGGCAATACCAAATAGTAGAGATTCATTAAAAGAATATTGTTTAAGATCATTGGGTAAACCTGTTATTGATATCAATGTTGACGAAGATCAGGTTGAAGATAGAATAGATGAAGCGTTACAATATTTCGCACAATACCATACAGACGGTGTTGAAAGAATGTATCTAAAATATAAAGTAACAGCAGATGATGTTACCAGACTAACTAAAAATAAATCTTATAATGTTGATGAAAAAGGCACAGTTGCCGAAAACATTGAACTAGAAGAAGGTACAAATACACAGGAAGAAGGTGCAGGAGATTTACTTTTAGAAACTGGTTTTTCTGTGCTTACGGAAGAGTCAACACTTGTAAGAACTGCATACGAAGAAAATCAAAACTACTTAGTTATTCCAGATGCTGTAATAAGTATAATAAATGTATTTCCATTATCTGACAGAGCAAACTTAAATATGTTTGATGTTAGATATCAACTAAGATTAAATGACTTGTATGATTTTTCTTCTACAAGTATTATGCATTATCAAATGACAATGCAACACCTAGATTTTTTAGATCACATATTGGTAGGAGAAAAACCAATAAGATTTAATCAACTATCAAATAGATTATACATTGATCAAGATTGGTCAAATGATATAACTGCTGGTGAATATTTAATTATAGAATGTTATCGTAAATTAGATCCAACTACACATACAGATATTTTTGATGACATTTATTTAAAAAGATATGCTGTTGCTTTAATTAAAAGACAATGGGGACAAAATCTTTCAAAATTTTCAGGTACTGCTATGCTTGGTGGTGTCACGCTAAACGGACCTGAATTGTTTTCTACTGCTATTCAAGAGCAACAAAAATTAGAAGAAGAAATTAGAACTAACTACGAAGAACCACCACATATGCAACAAGGATAATTGAATGCCAACTAATGTCTATTTTGACACTGGCACAACTTCTGAGCAAAGATTATACGAAGATTTAATAATCGAACAGCTTAAGATTTATGGTCAAGATGTCTATTACTTACCAAGAAAAATTGCGAATAAGGATACTATCTTTGGAGAAGATCCTGCTTCGTCTTTTGATGACTCATATATTATTGAAATGTATGTTAATAATGTTGATGGGTTTATGGGTGAGCAAGAAATTATTAAAAAGTTTGGTCTAGAATTAAGAGATGATATTAAGTTTACTGTTTCTAAATTGAGATGGGAAAGATTAGTAGGTAGTAATTCAGACTTAACGGTTGATAGACCACAAGAAGGTGATCTAGTTTATTTCCCTACTACAAACGCATTTTTTGAAATACAATTTGTTGAACACGAGCAACCGTTCTATCAACAAAGTGCATTACCTGTTTATAATTTATCTTGTACTAAATGGGAATATGCTTCTGAAAGAGTTGATACAGGTATTGTTACCATTGATAGTGTCGAGGATGCTCTATCTACTGATACAATGAACTTCCAGTTTAGTTTAGAAACTGCTACTGATGGTGGTACTGGTGCTCTTTTACTTGAAAGTAGTATTGGTGCAATTAATTATATAATCAATGAGGACTTTACAATGTCAGAGCAACAACCTGCAGATCAAGGGTTGGCTTTTGAAACTGAAGCAGGTACAACAACATCATCAACTGCCGATGATATATTAGATTTCAGCGAAAGAAATCCATTTGGAGAGGTTGACGATTACTAATGTTTGGACAACACTTTTACCATAAACAAATTCGTAATACTGTAATTGCATTTGGTACAATATTTAATAATATTAATATCAAGCGTACGGATTCTAGCGGAAATCCTTTACAGACAATTAGGGTGCCATTGTCATATGCACCAAAAGAAAAATTCTTGGCAAGACTAGATCAACAAGCAAGTTTAACTGGAGACGATTCAAGCGTTGCTATCACTCTACCTCGTATGTCTTTTGACATAACTGGTTACTCTTATGATCCTACTCGTAAATTAAATAAAAATCAAAAACTTAGTAATGTAACCACAAATTCAGATACAACAAAGTTAAATACACAATATTCACCTGTGCCTTATGATGTTAGTATATCTTTAAATGTATTTACTGCTAATTCAGATGATGGTTTACAAATTGTAGAACAAATACTTCCATATTTTCAACCTGATTATACTGTAACCATTATTGAGGATGCTACATATATGGATACAAAAAGAGATATACCTTTTATATTAAATAATGTAGATTATGATGATAGTTATTCTGGTGATCTTACAACAAATAGAAGAATTATTTACACACTAAACTTTACAGCAAAAATATATTTGTATGGTCCTATTAGTACCTCTGCAATTGTTAAAAAAGTATCAGCAGATTTATATACAAATGCACAATCAGAAAGTCCTTCTCGAAGTGAGAGAGTTACGGTACAACCAAATCCAACAAGTGCTGATAAAGATGATACATATACATATACGACAACTCTTGATTTCTTTGATGATGGTAAAAATTATGATGAATCAACTGGTAGTGATAAATAAGAAAGTTTAAAATGAGTACAATTGATGATAAATTAAATGAAGTATTAGGTATAGCAGAAGAAGTAATAGAAGAAAAAAAAGAAGTTGTGGTTACGCCTACTGCTGTTCCTGCAAATACTGATCCAGATGTTGACTTTGAAACTGGTAGAGAAAATCTTTATAAGTTACTTGAAAAAGGTAATGAAGCAATTGATGGTATTCTTAATCTTGCAAAAGAAGGAGAACATCCGAGAGCATACGAAGTTGCAGGACAATTAATTAAAACTGTAAGTGAAGTATCGCAAGACTTATTAGGTTTACAAGAAAAAATGAAAAAGATTAAAGATGTTCCTAATAATGCACCGAAAAATGTAACCAATGCATTGTTTGTAGGATCTACAACTGAATTAACAAAAATTTTAAAGAAAGATAAAAAATAGTATGGCAAAGATGGCGAAAAATCATGGTATAAACACAGGTCACACACCAACAAGAAAAGGAACTTCTCAAGGTCGTAAACCAATAACAAGTAGTATGAATAAAAGTAAAAAGAGATCATTCAAAGCGTATCGTGGTCAAGGAAGATAAATGAAAACATTTAAAGAATTTGTAGTTAATAATCCAATCAGAATTATAATGTTGGGTGGACCAGGTTCTGGTAAATCTACTTATTCAAAATATATAACTAAACATTTTGGTATACCACACTTATATACAGGTGATATGATGAGAGCATTATCGAAAAAAGATACACCAGAGGGTAGAAAAGTTAAGGCAGCTTTAGACTCTGGTAAATATGTAGATACAAAAATTGTAATGAATGCCGTAATAGACAGACTTAAAAATCCTGATACAATGCGTGGATATGTTTTTGATGGATTTCCTAGAAATATGGAACAAGTTAGAGCAATGGAAGAAAATGAAATCAAAGCAGATCATATAGTTAATTTAAATGTATCAGAGGATGAAGTAATTAAAAGATTAACTGCAAGAGGAAGAGCAGACGATAAACCAGATATCATTCGTCAAAGACTTGCAACACACGAAAAAGAAACTGGTCCTGTAATTAAACATTATGAAGATAAACTTATTAATATAAAGGCAGAAGATAAAACACCAGAAGAAATCGCAG